GCAGCAATGTGGTGATGAGCATCGCGCCGACGCTCACCAATTCGCTCAATATCACGGGCGCGGCGTCGAACGATTCCACGCTCGTGATGAACAAGTCGGCGTCCTTGCAGCAATGCCGGATTAATGCGCAGATGGGCGGCGTCTCTCGCTGGCAGATGATGCTTGGCGATACGACGGCGGAAGGCGGCAGCAACGCCGGTTCCGATTTTACCCTGTCCCGCTTTACTGATGCAGGCGGCGCGCTCGACAGCCCGCTCAAAATCATTCGCTCGACCGGCGTTGCGACTTTCACGCAGGCGTTGTTTTCAGCCAACCACACAATCACAGGCGCAGCGGGCAACAACGCCGCTGTGATCGTAAACAAGGCTGCGGCTGGGTTTTACAGCGGCATCGACGGACAGACTGCTGGGTCAAGGCGCTGGCTGATGATGCTCGGCAACGCCACGGCGGAAGGCGGTAGCAACGCCGGTTCAGATTTTATGATCAACCGGTATACTGATGCGGCTGGTTTTATTGACACGCCTTTGACGATCACGCGCTCAAGCGGCGACGCCACATTTTCTGCTGGTCTTTACGTTCTCAATTCAGCAGTCACCGCCAAACAGATTGTGATCAATGGCGCGGCGCTCGGCAGCGTCGCGGGCAACATTCAAACTGTTTTTGGGGCAGGATCGACCACCACCAATGGAGAGCAACTGCGCATTGAGGTACAGCGCAAGTCGGCAGGCTCCGACTGGACGACTGCCGCTTGGCAGACTTATCGCATCGTCGATGGCTCTAAGATGGGTTACGTCGAATATGGCAGTCAGTCTGTCAAGCCGATAGCTTTCGGCACCGGCACAACCGAGCTTGCGTCGATCAGCAACACGGGCGTTTTCACAGCCGCGTCAACGCTTGTAGGCACAGGCGCTGTGTTAAATGCTCCAGCCGCCACCGATTCCGTGCTGTGGCTAAACAAACCGGCGTCTGGTCGAGCCAGCGCAGTTTATGGGCAGATGGCTGCAAGCAATCGCTGGGCGATGTCGCTTGGCGACACGGCGACTGAAAGCGGCAGCAATGTCGGGTGCAACTATGTGTTGTCCACCTTCACTGACGCTGGAGCTTTTTTAGGCAATCCGCTCACCGTCTTTCGTGCCAGCGGCTATATGTATTTTAACGGCAACGGCGCGACGGCCATCCCGCAAAGCTATGAGACTGCGCCTTACGGCCACATGGCGCTGCGGATGAACAAGTCTGGGTCCACCAAGACGAATGTCATATCCGGCCACCTTAATGGCGTAGTTCGATGGACCTTTGAGCTTGGTAATACGACTGCTGAAACCGGCACCGGAAATACGGGGTCTGATTTTTCGATTGGCCGCTACAGCGATGCTGGCGTTGGCCTTGACGCTCCTCTATCTATTGCTCGTTCAACCGGCTTTGCCACTTTCACAAAAACCTTAACCGTACAAAGTTTCGACAACTTAGGTCAGATTCGTCTCGTTGGTGGAAATTACGGCGCTGGCATACGCAATGATGGCGCAAGCTGTTACCTCTTGCAGACTGCGGTGAGCGATCAGTATGGGGCATTCAACAGCGCGCGTCCGTTTTCTTGGAACTTGTCCAACGGCACTGTGCAGATCGACGGCGGCGCTGCTGGAACTACATTTGGCGGCCCCATAACTACAACAGGTCAAATATTCACTAGCGGCGGCATAATAGGCGCCGGTATTTACGCTTCTGGCGGTCAGATGACCGTACAATCTAGCGGCGCGCCCGGCTTCATCAACCAGTGCGACAGTTCGGGCAACGGTGGGCAGTTCAGAAATTTAACGATACGCGGGCTTGATTCCGCCTATTCGGCACAAGTCAATCTGAGCGCGATCACTGCTGCTTCTGCTCTTTTTACGTGCAACGGGGTAATAGACGCCATAAATGGTTTTCGGTGCCGCCTTGGCGCTCCTGGTGGCGCGCTGGGATCGAACGTGTTCAGCTATTATTGGAACACCGACAACCATCTCTACGGCTCCGTGGACTCCACCAATCTGGGCTGGATCGCGTGGTCTTCCGATTATCGCATCAAGCGGGACATTGCGCCGCTGCCGTCGATGTGGGAACAAGTCAAGGCGCTGAAGCCAATCAGTTATTTTCATAAGGATTGGACGCCTGAATGGGCGGCGTCGAAAGAAAACGGCGATGCGCCCGATCCACTGTTCAGGGACGACGGCGTAGAGAACTGGGGCTTCGTCGCGCACGAGCTTCAAGAGACGCTAATCCAGAGCGCGGCGACCGGCGTCAAAGATGAAGCCGGTCTGGTGCAGGCGCCCAACCCGTGGACGGTGATCGCAACGCTGACCAAGGCGCTGCAAGAGGCAATGGCGCGCATCGAGGCGCTGGAGGCAAGAGCATGACAATTGACAGAGAGTTTTTCTTCAACACCGTCCGCGACGAACTGTTCAGCGGCGGGATGGCGCAATCCCAGGTGGACGGCATGAACAATCTGCTCAACATTTGGGAGGCCGACTATGCCGCCGCCAATCCGCGCGACGGCAAGATGTGGCTGTCCTACGGGCTGGCGACCGTTTACCACGAGAGCGCGCAGACCATGCAGCCGATCGAGGAGTACGGCAAGGGCGAGGGCCACAGCTATGCCGACCCGGATGGTCCCTATGGCGAGTCTTATTACGGGCGCGGCCACGTTCAGTTGACGTGGTTCGAAAACTACGAGAAGGGCGAAAAGGTCTTCAAGGAAAAGTTCGATCGCAATGTCCCGATGGTCAAATATCCGCATCGCATGCTGGAGGAGGAAACCTCGGCGGTGATCCTGTTCGAAGGCATGATTGATGGCTGGTTCACCGGCGTCGGCCTGCCCGACTTCTTCAGCGCCGAAGAGGGCGAGGAAGATCCCTACAACGCCCGCAAGATCATCAACGGCCTCGACAAAGCTTCGACCATCGAGGGCTATTATTGGCAGTTCAAAGGCGCAATTCGAGATGCGGAAAGCAGTGTTTAATGGATCGGTCATCGTCGCCGTCCTGACTGCCGCAGCCAACGGCTCCATCGAGTGGCCGGGGGTTCTCGTCACGCCTGAACATATCGTGCAGATCCAGAAGGTGCTGTTCGCCGCCTTGAGCGTCTGGGCGGTTGCATTGCCTTTTATCTTGAAGGCGAGCAATGCTATTGATGATGCTGCCGCTCGAAAGGAGCCGCCGCTATGACGACAACCAATCCGCTCACCTATAGCGGCTACATCAGGTCCATCGCAGCCCTGGCCGTCATCCCAACAGAGATCGATGCTGCTTCAGGGCAGTACAAGTTTAGCGAACCGAACCTCGCGATCGTGACCCCGCAGATGTTGAGCTACGCGGAGTTGCGCATCCAGCGCGACCTCGACCTGGTGGCGGGCCAGACGCAATTGACCTACACCTTGACCAGCGGGGCCTCGCTGATGGTCGTCCCCAACGAAGACATGATCATCGTGCAGGACATATCTTTGAAAGGCGTCGACAGCAAGAAAACGACCGTTCTTACGCCGACCACGAGAGAGTTTCTCATGCTCGTGTACCCCGACGCCACGGTAACAGGCGTCCCGAAATACTTCGCTCCCTATGTTGGAAATGTCGCGCCCGATTCAGCTTTGGCTGTCACCTACCGGATCGGCCCTGCGGCGGACCAAGGCTATGAGGCCACAGTCCTTGGCTCGGCCAGGATGCAGTCGCTGGCGCAGTTCGCCGCATCCGCGCCGAACGCCAATAATGTGACCTATGTTTCGACCTACCATCCCGATCTTTTGCTGATGGCGAGCATGGTCTTTCTCAGCGCGTATCAGCGCAATTTCAGTTCTTCTGGCTCCGATCCGCAGATGCCGATTAATTACGAAACGCAGTACCAGACGCTGCTCAAGAGTTCGATGATGGAGGAGCTACGCAAACGGTTCCGCATGGTGCCTGGGGCGGCGGAAGCGGCGGCCCCGCCGGCGCCGCCGCCTGGGGGAGGCTGATCCATGCCGCATGCAACTCTCAAGATCGAACCCGGCGTCAACACTAACGAGACGCCTGTTCTCAACATGGCGGGCATCGCGGCCTGCAATTTGATCCGTTTCAAGTATGACCCGCACAATATGGGCTTGGTCGAGAAACTGGGCGGCTGGTCGAAATTTTACAGCGGCGCTTTCTCAAATGTCGTCCGCCACATCTATGCATGGCAGGAAATTGATAGCGACAAGTTTGCAGTCGTCGGGATGGAGGGCCTCGGTGGCGTCACGCTGCTGCCCGCCATTCCCAAGCTAGATCCTGTTACGGGCGCCAACACGGGTTTTTACGTAGCCGACGTCAACAACGTAAAAGACCTGACGCCTGTTTTCAGGCACTCGAATTTGACGCCGCAGTTTCACACGACCATCAATTCTCCGCTGGTGGACATCAACGACACAACTCTCGTCGGCATCCACACCACTGATTCGGTCTACATCGCGACCCACATCGCTGTCGGCGGCATTGTCTTGTTCGGTCAGTACGCCATCCAGAAAACGCTGTCCTTCACTGAGTTTCTGATCCAGTCCTCTACGCTCCTCGGCCTGCCCAATCCTGCGCTATCAACGGCGACCACGACGTCAGGCGCGCCAGGGTTGCCGATCTTCACTCCGATCGTGAGCAGCTACGAGGTGACGGTCACTCTGCCCAACCACGGCTATCAGGTTGGCGACGTGTTTCCCCTTCTTGTGCCAGTGACACTGGCCAGCACCGTCCTCCAAATTGGCGAGCACGAGGTTCGCGCTGTCGCTGACGCCAACAATTTCACCATCCTCGCGGATGATGTGTCTAGCTCCGCAACGCCAGTAACGCTGAACGGCGGCAACGTGCGCCTGATCTACAACATTGGCGGCGTTCCCGCCAAGATCGTCAGCGGCTATGGCGCCGGCGGCTACGGCGAAGGCGGTTACGGCACTGGCGGCACGACTGTGGTTCCGACGGGCGACGTCGTCAACGCTACCGACTGGGCCTTCGACAATTGGGGCAGCGTCCTGCTCGCCAGCCCTGAAAATCAGGTGGTCAATAATATTCCCACGTCGGGGATCTACCAGTGGACGCCTGACGTAGGCACGTCGGTTCTCGCGTTGATTGCGCAGGCGCCGCCCTGCAATGACGGCTTTTTCGTCGGCATGCCGCAGCGCCAGATCATCGCGTGGGGGTCGAGCTTCAGCGGCATTCCAGATCCGCTGCTGATCCGCTGGTGCGACGTCAACGACTACACGGCTTGGGCGGCGACGATCACCAACCAGGCCGGCTCTTACCGCCTGCCGAAAGGCTCCAAGATCGTGGCCGGCATCCAGGGGCCGCAGCAGGGCATCATCTTCACCGACCTGGCCGTCTGGGCCATGCAGTATGTCGGCCAGCCTTACATCTATTCGTTTAACGAAATTGGCAACGGTTGCGGTCTGATCGGGCAGAAAGCGGCGACGTCGCTCAACGGCACGATTTACTGGATGAGCCAGCGCCAGTTCTTCCAGCTTTCGGGCGGCGGCGTCGCGCCGATCCCCTGCCCCGTTTGGGACGTCGTCTTTCAAAATATCGATCGGCGCTATTATGACAAGATCCGCGTCGCGCCCAACTCGATGTTCAACGAGATCGCCTGGTATTATACGTCCAACAGTTCACCAGACGGCGAGAACGACGCCTATATCAAGTTCAACTACCTGTTGAACACCTGGGACTATGGCTTGATGGCGCGCTCGGCCTGGATCAACCAGAGCGTCGTCGGGCCGCCGCTCGCTGCGGGCCGCAGTGTTTTCGACGGCAAGATCCGCCTGTACCAGCATGACATCGCCCTCGACGCCGATGGCCAGCCGATGGATTCGTGGTTCTCTACGGGCTATTTCTCCATGTCGGACGGAGACAGCAAAGTCTTTGTCGATGAAATATGGCCTGATTTTAAGTGGGGGCCTTACAACAATCCGAACCAGAACGCCGGCGTCAAACTGACCTTCACGGCCAAGGATTTTCCAAGCCAGCAGCCGCAGATGTCCAATGCGTTTACGTTCAAGGTTGATTCGACCTACGTCACGCCGCGCCTGCGCGGACGCTTGATGCAGGTCACGATAGGAAGCAATGACGTTGGATCGTTCTGGCGCGTGGGCGGCATGCGCTATCGGCTGGCCCCAGACGGGAAATACTGACGATGACGGCTTCGCTCACAGACATCCTTTCCGCCGCCAAAAACATCGCCCAGGCGATCAATGACGCGGCGCGCGCTTATGTCGGCGTCCAGGGGTCGCAAATACAAGTGGCGATGGGCGCCAATTCGCAAGTTACGGTTGGGCCGGGGCGCATGGCCATGCTCAGTGTGATCACTGCTGGTAGCACCGTCGGAACTATTCACGATTCCGCCACCATCACCAACGCTGCTCTCGCCAATCAGATTGCCGGCATTCCGATGACAGTCGGCATTTCTTTTGTCAATTTGCCGTTCAACAACGGCCTCGCCATCAAGCCAGGCACGGGCCAGGTGGTGGCGGTCAGCTATTCGACAGGCGCCGCCGCCGGGGATCAGACCGTTTCCTCTGAAGGCAGACGGGCGAAAGGACGCTGACATGCCACTGATCAAATCAGGGTCTAAGGAGGCCGTCAGCCAGAACATCAAAACGGAGATGGGCGCCGGCAAGCCGCAGAAGCAGGCGATTGCTATCGCCCTCGATGTCGCGCGGCGCGCGCGAGCGGAGGGCGGCGGCATGCCGACGCTCTCAAAACTAGGTTCGCCGCCTGATGTTCCAGAGACGGTTCACGCGCATCTGTCGGCCAAGGTCCACACCGGTCCGATCCACAGCGCGGTCGCAGGCCGCACCGACCACCTGCCCGTTCACGTTCCGAGCGGCAGCTATGTCATCCCTGCCGACATCGTGTCGGGCATGGGCGAAGGAAACACCAATGCCGGATTTAAGGTCATTAAACGAACTTTCGCGGGGCTTCCATATGGCCCCAAGTCCGACCAGCCCTATGGACATAAGGGAGGCCCTTATGGAAGCGGATCGGCTCCGTATAACCAGGCAGGCGGCCCGTATGGCGAACCGCTTGTTGGCGACAGACATGCGCGCGGTGGCAAAACTGGATCCGATGTGAAGGTCGTCGTGGCGGGCGGCGAGTACACCTTGACGCCTGAAGAGGTGATGGCGGCGGGCGATGGCGATATCGATCGCGGCCACCGCGTCCTCGATGATTTCGTCAAACAGATGCGCGGCCACATCGTCAAGACGATGTCGAAGCTGCCTGGACCGAAGCGAGACTAGGCAAATGAGCGAGATACAAGTGAGATACGGCGTTCCAGCCGACGTGCATAATTTCATGGACCTGACGGCCATGTGCGCGGAAGAGAACGGCCTGCTCGCGGTGAGCAGGAGGAAAGTGCTGGAGGAGGTATGGGCCAGCCTGAACTGGGACCACGGCGTGATCGGCGTGGTCGAGGGCGACAGCGGCATCCTGGAGGCCGGCATCCTGCTCCGCGTGGACACGACGCCCTACAGCGTCGAGGAAGTCCTGTGCGAGCGCGCGATCTACGTGCGGCCAGAATTTCGTAAAGTGCAGCGCAGCCTCTATCAGGGCGGACGCGCCAGCTACCTATGCGAGTTCGCCAAGAACGCCGCCATGCGCCTCGAATTACCCCTTCTAATCAGTATTTTGTCAACGCACCGCGCTGCTGGTAAGGTGAGACTTTACGAGCGGCATTTCGGAACGCCGGCGGGCGCCTATTGGCTTTGGAACGCGAAGACGGGCCATAAGCAAGAAGCTGCGGAGTAGACGTCATGGGCGGCAAGACACAGCAGGCTTCCTCTCAGGTCACGATACCTCCGGAAGTTTTGGCGCGCTACAACGCGGTCAATGCGCAGGCGCAGCAGACTGCCGCCACGCCCTTCCAGCAATATTCGAGCGACCCGAACGCCTTCGTGGCGCCGCTGACGGCTGCGCAAAACATGGGCCTCCAGCAGACTGCGAACTACGCCAACGCCGCCCAGCCGGGCATCAATAGCGCGATGGACATGACGCAAGGAGCGATGGGATCGGCCAATCCGTGGGAACTGACTGGCGACAAAATCCAGCAATACATGAACCCCTACACCCAGAACGTCACTGGCCAGATGACAAATCTGATGAACCAGCAGTTCGGGGCGCAGCAGTCGGGCCAGACTGGCAATGCGATCAAGAGCGGCGCTTTTGGCGGCGATCGCGCTGGCGTTGCGGCGGCGAATCTTTCCGGGCAGCAATCGCTGGCTTATGGCAACGCTATGGCGCCGGTGCTCCAGCAGGGCTACAACACGGCGCTCCAGACCGCCACCGGCCAGCAGGCGATCGATCTGCAGGCCCAGCAGGCCAACCTGGCGCGGCAAATGCAGGGCGCAAACCAGTACGGCCAGTTGGCCGGCATGGGTCAGCAATATGGCCTCGCCGGCGCGCAGGCTTTGATGGGCGCGGGCCAGGTCCAGCAGCAGACCCAGCAGGCCGGTCAAACGGCGCTCTACAACCAATTCCAGCAGCAGCAATCCTATCCGTTCCAGGTTGGACAGTATCTCGCCAATATCGCGGAAGGCACCGGTTCGCTGTCGGGCCAGACGTCGAACACCACGCAGCAAGCGCCGTTCTTCTCCGATCGCAAATTGAAGGAAAACATCAAGCGAATTGGCACCGCCAAGAACGGCCTGCCGATCCACAGCTTCAATTACAAGGACGATCCCGAAAAGCTGTCTCGCCTCGGCTTCATGGCTGACGAGGTCGAGAAGAAGCATCCGGAGGCGGTGGGCCTCGCCGGCGGCTACAAGACCGTCGACCACGAGCAGGCGATGAAGAGCGCCGGCGGCAGCGTCACTGACTTCGACCAGGGACGAGCCTACGATCGCGGCGGATACGACCTCGGCGGCGCTCCCAGCACCTATGATCCATCCTGGCAGTCTGTCACCCAGCGGCACATGGCGGGGCTGCAGGGCCAGCCGCAGCAGGGCAGCAGCCTGTACGGCGGCAAGCGGCGCCACGTTCCGGAAGGATCGGGGGGTCGCTACAGCCTGCCGAATGCGCCGACCATGCCGGGGGCAAGGCCGTCAGGCTTGAGCCAGGCTGTTGGAACAGCGCAGGCGACTGTGGGCCTCGGCCAGTCGCTTGGTGACGCCTATGACAAATACACCGGCAAGGACAAGACTGCCGCGCCCGCCGCGCCCGCCGCGCCTGCCGCGCCTGTAGTGGCGGCGAAAGCGCCCGGTACGCCTGGCACACCCGATCAGCCCGACATCATGAATTTGAGCCGTGGCGGTCTGGCTGGAGGCGGCGAGCCGCCCATGCCGGCTATCGCCGCCGCCTCGATGGCTGGAAGGCCGGCGGAAGGCGTACCCGACGTCACCAAAACAACGACTGCTTATGACGAGGGCCTCGCGAAAGCGCAGGATGCGCAAGTTCGCGCAAATGCGCTTCAAGACGCGGATCGCGCGCAGGCGTCAGCGGCTGGCATGTCGTTCAGGCCTGATTGGGATAACCCGATGCTGGCGCAGAGCGATCTGGCCCGCTCGATGGGCGTGTACAAGACGCTGAACGGCTACAATGATCCGACGCATGGCGGATCCTACCTTGGTTTCGATCGCGGCGGCTACGCGACAGACGGCGGCGTGAACAGCAGCGCGGATGTGCTCAAGACCCCCGATCCGAACGCCACGCAAGACACGACCCAGATGAATATTCCGGACAAGGAGTCGCATTTCAAATTGCCCGACCCGCCCAAGCCGCCAGGCGGCGCTGGAAAGAGCGGAGCGGGCCAGGCTTTGGGTGCCGCCAAGTCGCTTATGGGCCTCGCTTCGCTCATTCCCGGCGTCGGCGCTGTCACCGGCCCGCTCGGCGCCGTAATGGGCGCAGGCGAGGCGCTGGCCGGCGCTGCCGGCGGCATGATGGTTGCGGGCGGTCGCCGCCGCAGGGGCAAGCGCAAGGGCCTGTCTGTCGGCGGTCAGGGCGAAGGCGTCGATTTCATGAGCAAGACGCGGCAGGTTGATCCTGAAATAGCGGACATTGCGGACTCGTGGAGCAGCCCTCATGACGATACTGGCAATCAGGGCGCTGGCTCCGATAACATGAGCGAATATGAGCAGGGGCGTAGGTCTGAGCATCAGGGTTCCGTCAATAACGAAACGGCGCCGCTGACCACGAGCGCGAACACTGGTCTTGCTGGTCAGGGCGTGGATTACATGAGCCAAGAGCGGCAGGGGCGCGAGCCGGAACTCAGAAGCTCCGTCCACCCTGCCATGTCGGCGTCGAATGCAACGCCTGAAGAACAAAATGCGTATCTTATGCAGCATGTCCCGCGTGAGCGTTTGCATGAAGTGATGACGCCTGCTGCCTTGGCAAAAGCGTATCCGCCCACGGAAGCGCCCGCGCGCGGAGAGCTATCTCCGACATGGAAACCCGCCGATGTGGTGATCCCCACTCCTGGCGGCGGCGAATCTCCGCTGGCAACCGATCTGGGCGGCACGTCGCGCCCGCTTCAGCATGGGGCCGAGCCGATTGCTGACGTCGATGCCGGCGGCGCTCCTACGGTGGGCCTCGCCGCTGGCGAGCGCGGATCTGGTTTTGCCGAGAAGCCTAACCTTGGAAGCGCGGAATTTCCCACTGCGGCGTTTCCCAACGCCACCGCAACGCCTGAAGAAGCCGCCGCTGCGCTCAGAGAAGCCACCTCGCCTGAAGGACGGGCGCACACGCAAGCAGTGCTGGCGAAGAGGGTTGCCGATCTTCAGGCGACCAGGGAAGCGCGCGAAAACGAAGAATACGGAAATAAGTCGCTGCTGCGGAAGGTGGGCGAAGCTACTGGCATGATAGCGCCCACCCGTGGCCTGGTGCCTGACGCGGAAAAGGAGGCGGCTGCTCATCTCAACGCCCCCGTCTCTCCTCTGGACAATGATCCGGAGACGCGCGTTGCCGGCCCGAACACCACGATCATTCCGTCGAACACCAACGATAAGGTCGCTGCACCCGCGCCTGGCTTGGGGGCTGCTGAAACTCCTACTGCAGTTAAGACTGCCACTGAGGCTCCCGACTCCTTTACGCCAAAAGTCACTCCAGGCGTCGGCGCTGGCGCCTTCCCGATGACGGTCAGCCCGACCGGCGTCACTGCCCCTGCTGCCGCCGCGCCCGCTCGCGAACCGGATTTGCAATACCTGGCGGAACACAAGCAGTTCCCGCTGTCGCCAGCGCCGATCGGCGGCGATGTTCGCGCTCCCGCTGCGGCCCCCGCCCCCGCTCCCGCAAGGGTTGCGCCTCGTGGCGGCGTTGCGCCGACTGCTCCTGCTGGCGGGGCGGCCAGAGCGCCGACGCCTCCGAACGACGCCAACGGCAATCCCATCGAACAGTTCTTTGGCGGCATCGCTCGCGGCGTGGACGGCGCGCTCCACAATGTTGCCGATTTCTTCACGGGCGGCGCCCGCAATGTCGGCAACACCATCAACAGCGCGGGCCAGGTGGTCAACAGGGCGGGCCAGGCTATCGGCCAGACCGTCAACAGCGCGGGCCAGGCTATCGGCAATGAAGTCCACGGGCGCTTCAACGAATTGATGAATGGCTCGCCAAAGATGATGTCGCCTGGCGGTAATTTTCACGCCCAAGGCGTCGATCCGCGCCTGGTCAGCAACCTCACGGAAGCCACAAGGGGTCTGCCGCAAGGCTGGCATGCGCAGTTCGAATCGGGTTTCCGCCAAGGCGATAAGCGCCAGCATGGCAGGGGCAACGCGGTTGATGTCGCGCTCTATAATGAGAAGGGCGAGAGGCTCGCCAACTATCAAGACCCGACCACCTTCCGCGCCTATGAGAAATTTGCGCAAGATTTCAGGGCGGCGCAGCAGCACAACAACCCCGAACTGAACAGCGCCACGCGCTGGGGCGGTTATTTCAGCGGCAAGACGGAAGCGCAAGGTGGGCCATATGGCGCGGTCGATCTGATGCACTTCGACCTCGGCGGGCGGCAGGGCCTCGGCATGCTCGGCGGCTCCTGGGAAGGCGGCATGACGGCGAAACAGCATGCGCTGTTCCCCGGCGCTACGTCTGTCGGCATGGGCCAGCGCCCGCCTGAAGGCTATTCGACGGCAGTGTCCACTGACAGCACTGGCGCCAGAACCGATGCGACAGGGCGCGTTTCGCCAGGCTATAGCAATGGCGTTCAGGGCATCCTCTCGCAGGAGGAAGCTTTTCGTGGGCAGGCGTATTTTGACAAGAACGCCAGCGGCAGCGGGGGCCACTGGGCTGTCGGCTACGGCTCCCATAAGATGCGAGATCCGAACACTGGCGAAATGCGCGAAGTTCGGCAGGGCGACACCATCACGCCACAGGGCGCCCAGCAGGATATGACGCATCGCATGCAAAACGAGTACCTTCCGGCGGCGGTGAGAAAAGCCGGCGGGGTGGATGTCTGGCGCGCCCTGCCGCGCAATGTCCGCGACGGCCTCGGCTCGACCATCTGGAACTATGGCCACCTGCCCGATCCGGTCGCCGCTGCTATCAGACACGGCGGTGGCCCCAACGAGATTGCAAATGCAGTTGCGGGACTTGGCGGCAAGACGCCAGCGGCTCGCGCTCGCCGCGCTCGTGAAGCCGCGCATATTCGTGGTGGAGGTTGACAATGGCTGACCCAGCATCTGACGACATCATGATGCCCACCGACACCGCGCCTGTGGCTGGAGCGCCAGGTAAGGTTGACGCGGATCCCGTGGTCGCCAAAGCCTTGCCTGTGGCCAGGGATGCGACGCCGCCCCTGCTCGCGCGCAAGCCCGCTGCAGAAGATCCATCAGACAAAAAAGGCGGCGACTGGTTCGGGCAGAACCGAAGCTGGCTAATCCCGCTGTTGAGCGGTGTCGGCGGCATGGCGTCTTCAAACAGCCCATACCTCGGCACCGCTCTATTGCAGGGCCTCGGACAGGGCGCGCAGGCTTACGCCGGCGAGCAGAGAAGCGAAGCTGAACTGGCGGGCAAGCAGTCTGAGACGCGGCGCAATGACATTGGCGCAACGACAGAGGCCGCCGCTCTCAAGGAACGCGGCATCTACACGAAGGACGGCCTCCGGATGGTCAATCCAGTGGATGGCCCTCCGATGACGTTTGCTGCGTGGCTTCAACTGGAGAAGCAGGGCCGCGCGCCGAAACTTATTGGCGAAGACGAGGTGCGTGGTTCGGCTGAGTATTCGGGTCACACGAACCAGCCCGTAACCATGACGGGCGGCACAAGCGGTCCTGCCGGCGGTCCAGGCGCAACAGGGACGGCCCCAGTGGCGGGCGCAGGCGCAACAGACGCGGCCCCGGTAGCGGGCGCAGGCGCAACAGACGCGGCCCCGGTAGCGGGTGGCGCTCCTGCAGGCCATTCTCATTTCATGCCCGAAGCCAAGCCGCTTCCTCCAAAGACTGATGTGGAGGCATCAACGGGCGTTGGCGGCGCGGGCGAGTCGATCATGAATGAAGCGCATGATCGCTACTTTATAAATCAAAACGCCTATGCTGCAGCCCAGAAAATATCGGCTCCGCTAGAAGCCAAGATTGCGGGCGATGCGGAAGACGCCAGGTCGCAGCGCCCTGCCATGAACACTCTGGCCGACAAGCTTCTTCAGATACCCAAAGACAGCCTTTTGAAAGCCGACACTCTAGCTCCGCTCACGCATAACATTGGCAACTATTGGAATGCGGCGCTGGGCCGCGCTGCGGCGATGTTCCCTGACAAAAAAGAGGAAATAGCCAAGTTAATGCTAAACGAAGGGGATCTTGAGAAAGGCGTGGCCGCTGACAAATACACGGCGGCGATGCAATTCATGATGGCTGGTGGCGCGGGGCAGAAGGCTCTCGGCGCCCTTGGGGAAGCTTCAAGAGCCATTCCAGGCAAGCACATGACCAAAGAGGCTGCGATTTCGGTTTTTCAGGGACTTTATAAAGACCAGCAGCGAGCGATCGATCGCGATGCCTATCTCAACGATTGGAAGATCAAGGCGAACTCAGGCGACAAGCAAGGAGTGGGGCTTTACGCCGCGCAAGACGCCATGCGCGCTTTTGAGAAGGAGCATGGCGATCGCTACGGGCGCGAGGGCAATTTGTTTGAAGACATCATGAAGATCCAGCATGACAAGACCCATCGTCACCTCTTCTCCGACATCCAGAGCGGTGCAATTTCACCGGATGACATAGAGAAACGGAAGGAGTGGAGGCATATGTCCCGCTGGTTCAGAAATTATGGAGGGTGAGCCGTGGGTGACATTGGCGAATACAACACATCGAGTGACGCCAAGGCTCCTACTGCGGCTGCGCCCATTGAAGCTGGAGCTTCCGACGCTGCATCGAGGCCTGACGCACACCCGATCCACGAATACAATACACCAAGCGATGCCGCCTCTACGGAGGCAAAGGTTGAGACGCCGAAGCCGCCGCCTGATTACGCCAATATGTCCGGTTGGGATGTCGCTAAAGGCACTGCCAAAGCTTTTATTCCGTCAGCAGCCGCGAAAGTGGGCGACGTAGTTTCAGGCTTGGGCAGCGCGGCCAAGCATGTCTATGACACGCATGAGCTTCCCGGCAAAGATCTGGTTCAAGGCGCCGATGCGTGGGTCAACAGGAAGCTTTCGGACTATGCTCCCGAAACCATGAAGGTGGTCAACAAGGCGATAGGCTACACGCCGCCTTCGGACGCGGAGTACGAGGCGAAGGTGAAGCCGGCGACCGAAGCTGCTTCCGCTGCTTACCACAGCACCGTGGACCCCTTCACATCGTGGCCTAAGTTCGCTGAGAAGATGACCACAGACCCTGTAGATCCGCTGCTCAACGTCGCCAGCGTGGCGATGCCGGCTCTGCGCGTGGCCAGAACCGGAGCCGAATTGACTGGCTTGGCTTCCAAGGCTGGCAAGGCGGCTGACCTCACTAAGGTGACGACCCCCGGCGAGCTAGGCCAGGCTGTCCACGGCGCTGCGTCTGAGGCGCTCGCCGCGAAAGATCTCGCTTATAAGAAAGCTTTCAGCCACACCGCTACGTTTGACCCCGCTGCGGTTCAACCCATCATGAGCGAAGTGCAGGCCAATCTCGCCAACACGCCAAACTTCCCAGGCTTGAACCGTCTTGACAAGCACCCGCACCTCGCGGACGCCAAGGTGGCGTATGACCATTTGGAGAACAGCCTCAAAACCATAGACCCGAATGATTTCACCATGCCGAACATGGAGAACATCAGGCGCGACCTCCAGCAGAAGGCGATGGAGACAGAAAGCGGCCCCGCTCGCTACATGATCGGCCAGATGATCGACGGAATCGACACTGGCATCAGCAAGGTGGCCGTGAAGCCGGGAATGTACGGCGGCGACGGCGCTGCGGTGGCGAGCGACATGGCCAAAGCTCGCAAGTTGAACGTCGACTGGATCAAGCAATTCGGCAGTGAGGCGCCATCGAGCTTCAAGCCCACGATGAACACGCTCCCGAAAGACCTGGCGACGGCTGACGACAACCACTTCCACGCCGTCGGCACGGGCCTCGGCAATGCGCTGATGAATGAGGGCAAGGGCGGCGTTCTCTACAGCCATCTCAAGCAGTTTGTGCCGAAGGAAACACTCGACAATTACCTGCGCCAGCCGATGCTGGCGGGCGATTCGGCAACCGTGATGAAGCGTCTAAACGCGCCCGTCGCGCAGGATGTCTTTGGCTCCGATCTGGACAAGGTCAAGAGACTAGCCGCCTCACAGGACACCAAGACGCTCATGGGCAAGGCGGCCCCGGTCGCTAAGTGGGGGTTGGAGGCAGCGGCGCCTTTCGTTGGCCACGCGCTGCTTCCGGGTGGCGGCGGCGCCTTGGCTGGGGCAGCAGTGAGTGGTATTGGGGAGCTTGCGAGCAGGAAGTTTTTCCCGCACGGCGTCGGCAACAGGGCGCCGCTTTTTGAGCGTTATGCAGGCAAGCCGGCGCCTGCGGCGGCCCTGCCAGATAAAGGATTGCGCGCCGCGCTCCCGCTGGTGAGGCCAAGTAGCTACACGCAATTCCTTAAGCCTTCAACCTACAAGGGCGGGAGGCTTCCTGCAGCAGCCATCGCCGGCCATCGCCCGCCTGTCGGCGGCGCGCCCATCGCGCCCATCGCGCCTGTCGCCGCCGCCCCGGCCCCAGTGACCGCAGACGCGGAGGCGCGCGTCGATCCGTTGGCGGGAATGTCTTATGGCTATGACCCCACGGGGAAAAATCGATACGCCAGCGGCGGCGCCGTGAAAGGGCACCAGCACCTGGTCGATCGACTGTTCTCCGCAGCAGAGCGCGCCAAGCGCGAGGAAAAAGCGCATACTGCAGACATCCTGCACCAGCCGGATGAGGCGGTCGCAAAAGCCCTACACGTCGCCCAGGCGGCTATCTGAGGATCTGGCCATGGTGGAGCAGTACAGCGACAACAAACACTTCGATCTGCCTGATCCTGGGGCGCCGACGTGGAACAATCCGACCAACAGCAATTGGCGGCTGGCGGATGCGGCGTTTGCTGCGGCTCAGTATGTCGACTATGGCGCTGGCGACAAAGCTGGCGCTGTTTTGCTGACGCCGCTCTTTCCTCTTCCTGGCAATGTGTCGCCCAATGCCGTGGCGGGATCTTGCATTCCGAGCATCATAATTTGTATCGGCACACCAACTGGATACATCTCTCTTGGATTTCCCAAGGGCATTACGGGTTCATGGACTGTTTTGAACTACACTGGCGGCGCTAACTCCGTGCTGCACTGCTATTGCTATGATCCTGTTGGCGGCGCTCAAATAGGCGGCGGCATTGACATGACATCTGGGGAGACGCTGCAGATCGTCTCAAACGGAGGTGGCCTTTTCGCTGTTGGAGCGACGCCGCCCTCTGGCGCCATCGCCATGGTCAGCGAAGTGAAGATTTGGGCGGCTCAGTCTGATTATGTTCCGCCGCTGTGGTTCCTGTGCAACGGGCAGGCGCTTGACAGCGTCACCTACAATTTGCTGTTCGCCAGGATCGGCGGCGCTTATGGCTACAATTCTTCTGCAAGTCCGCACCCGACTTTCAATGTTCCCGATCTGCGCGGTCGCGTTGTCGCCGGCGTCGATCACGGCATAGGGCGCTTGCCTGGCTGGGCGTTAAATTCCGGGACCGACGCCAATCACGTCAACCTGAACTACAACCAGATGCCGCGCCACCAGCACACTGATTACGGCCACAACCATCCCGATCCGGGCCACGTTCACGTCATGGGGGGCTACCGGCTTGAGCAGGCCTACCCTCAAGGCATTGCTTTCGGCAACGGCTGGCAAATAGGAAACAAGAACACCGAAGCGTCGGGAGCTAATCTTCAAGCCGCCGCCGCCAACATTTCCTGGGAAGGCTGGGGAACGGACGTCAGCGTCATTCAGCCGACGCTCGCCCTGAACTACATCATCTACGCCGGCCAGTGATTAGCTCGCCAGCCGTTGGACGTAGCATGCCAGCATGTGCTTGCGGCAATAGATGGTCGTGCCCGGTTTATCGACCCGCTCGCAGCAATAGGTCACGCCCGCCGGCGATCGCGCATCGCCAAACGGATAGCGGCAGGTGAAAGCCGTCAGGCCCATGATCGTCCGATCCTGAACAGGCGGCGCGATCGGCGCGGCGGGTGCGGCGATTGTTTTCATTTTGGGCGTCCTCGGCGGTCTGGGTGGCGTCGGCTCTTTGGGCGACACTGCACCCTCGGCCCGACTGACGTCGAATCCGCGAGCGCGGAGCCTGGATATGACGCCGATGATCGCGTTCTTGGTTTTCCCCAGCTTTGCGCCAGCCTGCGTTCCTGTCAGACCGGCCTTCCACAGGGCCAGGATCGCGACCTCGTCGCTGTTCATTTCAGTTCGTTTGTTGTGCGTCATTTAGAATGTTCTCGTATTTCACGCCGCAGAACGGGCAATGTGTCGGGACGATGAGCGGCATCTTTTTGCCCACGCTACTGACGATTTTTTCAGTCGCGAGCAGCGTAGGGATAACGACCAGGTGGCCATTGGTGATGTGAAAAGCCTGGGCCAGCCTGGTGTTATTGTCGGCAATCAGCGCATTCATTTCGTCGGCGCAATTGCAGGTCACGGCGCTCTCCATGTCGCGAGGGGTTTTGGGTTGAAAAGCAGCGAGGCCTCCACCGTGGCATTGTGACGCGCCTTGACGCGATGCAGGACGTAGGGTGCGGCGATCGTCGAGGCGCTCCACATTGCTACAGCCAAGCTTAAGCTTAATTTCTTTACCATATCGCCACCAGCATCGCAAAGGCGCACACCCCTGATATAGCGCCGATCAGGTATCCTTCCCAAAAACTACCGCTCATTTTGGTCCTCCACTTTTTCCGTGATTCGGGCATTTTCAATTTTCTTGTCGACGATCGCCAGGATCTCTGCGTAGTTCTGCTGGATCTCAACGCGCAGCGCCCTGTAGGCGTCCGCTTTGCTGGCGTACCAGGGACCGCCGGTGCCCTGGGAATCGGTCCTGTCGGTCCTGCTGTAGCTGTGAGCGCCGGCCCTAAAGCAGCCGACGCCGACTTCCCGATTATACTGGTTGAAAGCCCAGCCGATCTGGAGCAGTTCGCTGGGGACCAGCCTGAACAGCGTAAAATCGCGAAAGCGCATGGCGCGCGCTTCGTCTAGCTGTTTTAGCGTCGCCGCGAACGCCGCCTTCTCAAGCTTGGTCATGGACATTGTTTTAGCCTCGTCTTGAAGCCCAGCTTGCGGCTGGTTTCATTGAACTTTTCGGCGGTCGCCCTGTCCAGGTTGATGCCGCTCTTGATGGCGATCAGCGACACATAAACCATGACGTCGCCCAGTTCTGTCGCCAGATCGCGGACACTGGCGCGTGAGCCGTCGAGGCCCAGGCGCTCGCGCTCCAGCTTTTTGATCACGTTGCAGGCTTCGCCCATTTCGCCGGCGGCGGCGTTGCCGTAATAGGACAGGTCGAGCTTGTCGCTGTTCTTCCATTCAAGCTGGCGGGCGATGTTGGCCTCTTCCAGCGTGTCATAATAGATGACGGGTTGGGCCTTTCTGGGTATGGGCTGCACCTTTTCAAGCACCCCAGTAATCAAGTTGTGGGCGACTATTTGATCCATGCAAGCTTTGTGGGCGAGCAGTATGCTCATGGCGTCAATTTCTTCAGGGGTCATGTTTGGGTTCCTTGTGTTTGGGCGGGGGCGGATCTAGCCGCCCCCTCGGTCAGACCGGTTGACGAAAAGCGACGATGCGGCGGATCGACACCATGCCATAGCCGACATTGTGCCGGTGGTTGCCCGACAGCAGCAGGATCGAGCTAGGATAGACTTTGGCGACGACGCCGATGTGATGCGGCAGGACAGCGATCGCGCCGGGCTTGGGCGCGCTGGGGCGGCCATAGCGGGCATAATCGACGGCGGCGAGCGACCCTAGGCGGGAATAGCCGGCCTCGCGCAGCCACAGACCCACGGAGGCCGCGCACCAGGGGCCATTGAAGCCGGTGAAGTTGCCGCCGCCGATATAACGCTCCGCGACGTGCAGGAGGCGCGTATCGCCGCTCAGGGACGCCGTGGGCGTGTAGAAGCGAAAGCCGAATAGGCTGAAGCCCTGATCGGGTTCAGGGGCCACCGCCGCCGCCGCGCGCGCATAGACGCGGCGCTGATAGTGATGGTGGTGATGATGCGCGACAGGGCGCCAACGATGATACACGCGGCGAGGCTTCAAGCTTTGGAACGATCGCTCTTGCGCCTCCATGCCGAAAATGCGCCGGATGTTGAAATTTTGACTGGACGTTTGCGGCGGCGGGTCCACACTAGCAAATGCCGGCGAGGAACACGCCACGAGTAGAGCCGTGACGGCGAGCAGCT